GTACGTTGTGCGATCAAGTTTGCAACGCGGTTGATAAGAACAGCTAGAGCAGCATGTTCGTCACCAACGTAAGTGGCAGTACCTGAAACAGTTGCTTGGTTGAATGTGAATTCAGTTGAAGCAAGAGTTGCAAGTGAGAGCAAGATTTCTTGGTCGATTTCAGCAGTGATTTCTTGTGCAAGAGCAGCCATGATTTCTGCTTCTACGTCGATACCGTGCTGTGATTGTGCGTCCTGTGCAGCTTCGAAAGTCCAACGAGCTTGTAGCTTGCGTGACTTGGCTTCTACGGCCTGACGAAGGATCTGAACAGAAATCTGCTTACCACCGTTACCTTCTAGTGAAGCAGTATCAGCACCAGTGTAGAAGTTAGTGCTTGTTGCATCTAGAGGAACGCGTGAGTATGCCTGTGCAATCTTGAACGGTGATAGTGCTTCTTCACCAGCAACTACTGAAGTTGCTGCTGCTGAGTTATCAGTCAAGCTATTTGCATAGCGAACACGTAGAGTGTGAATCTGACCAACTGGGCCAGTCATTGGCTGAACGCCGACGAGTTCGTTTGCGATAACAGTTGGCATGACACGACGAATTACTGGAAGAATAACGCGGTTAAGTGTTGCGATATTACCAGCAGTTGTAGTACCAGCTGAGCTTTCAGCGAGCAACTGCTTCTTTGTATTTTCTAGCAATACGCTCATCGTTGATTTGCGATTGCCTTTCAAGCCTTCAAGCAGGGCGTCTTTAGTCTCTCCCCAACGGCTTTCTAAGAGTATTTTTGACATTATGTTATTCTCCTAAAATATGTCTAATTAAAGCCCTGCCAGGCGCTTAATATCGATTACATTATCTGTGTCATACGAATCGATTTCTTCAATTTTCTTGGCAGCTTTATTACCAGTAGCTTCTCCAATAACAGATTCATTCAAAGTCTTCTTCATTGAAGTTGGCTGTGTTGAACCGTTATTAAGGACTGCTGGCAAATACTTATCGAATGCGGCAGACAGTTTTGGTGTCTGGACGCTTTCTAGTAAAGTCTTCATTACTGAGGCCTTCTCAGCATTCAGAGTTCCTAGGAGCTTGCCTAGTTCTCTTTCACGATGAGTTGATTCCTTGATAATTCTGACTTCACGATCCTTGCTTTCAACCAACTTAGTTGTTTCTGACAATCTATATTTGGCTTCGGCAAGTTGACGGTCTTTGTATGCAAGTGCCTTCATCACCTTACGAGTCTCTGCCTTATCATTTAGATGAGTTACAGAGAATTCGCTTGCGAATGATTCAAAGATCCTGCGACCGAAATTGTTTTCTTTGGCGAGCTTGATATCTTCCTTAAGCTGAGATAACTCAGCCTTGAGATGTGATGTGACGACTGAACTGACTCTCTTTGCGCTTTCTGCAATGAATCTTGCTTTGAGTGCATTAAGTTGCTTGCGGCCTTCAGTAACGAGCTTGACTTTAGCTTCCACAACTGCTTGTCTATCTTGAGAGAACTCTTTGATTTCACGAGCTAAAGCATGAACAATGAATTGTTCTAGCTTCTTGTTGTTTTCTGTCTGAAGCTGGCGATCAGAACGCAATTCTCTGATTTCTTCGGCTAGTTTAGTAACCATGAAGTCATTGAACTTTGTTGCATTTTCGCGTAGCTTTAATTGAGCTTTTACACGGTCGTCGTTCATTGCTTTTCTTTCAGATGCAAATTCTGCAATTTCTTCTGAAAGATTTTCTGTCATCATCTTATCAAGGGCTTCGACCATCACGCTACGATCATGCTCGTAGCGATTAGCAAACTCCTCATGGAGTTCTGCACGAATCTCATTGCGAGCTTCATTTAACTTAGCTTCCCAGGCTTCATTTAACTGAACCCCGATATCTTCGTTAATAAGGCCGCTTTCGAGTAGTGGCTTGATAGCATCTAACATGCTTTAATCCCCTTATTATAATTTGAGTTCTGAGATGAGACGTTTTACTTCTGCACCTAAGAATCTCTGTACTTTTCTGTCGCCGCCCGCTTCCTTAGCAATCTCAAGGATTTTATGACCATGCTTCATATTCATGACGCCTTCATAAATTGCCTTAGGGTATGCGTTTGGTGCGCTTGGTTGAGCTACGATGTCTACAGTGATTATTTCAAAATCACTGACGCGGCCATCCACATCGTTTACATTACCTGATCCACGACTGGATACGCCTAGTTTGACTCCTGATTCCAACATAGTCTTTACGAGTTGACCCATTGGAGTTGGGAGAATTTTCAGTTTCCCGAAACCATTGGGACCGTCCATCCACATACGAGTGATCATATGAGATACACGGTCCAAATTAATCTTTAAATCATCTGGGTGATCTACTTCACCCAACACCGAATAACCTTCTTCAATCTGCTTATTCAATGTATCTACTGCTGCTTGAATTTCATTGACGGGGTAAACACGCTCATTTGCGTTCTTTACCCCGCCTTGAATGAAAATCCCCTTCATATATAGGGTCTTTAGCTTGTCGTCGCCTTCTGTTACGGACTCGACAATCAACCCCGCCTTATCGAAGGTTAGATTTTCCCTAAGATACAAAGCCATTTGTTCTCAGATTCCCTTAACGTGCTGGTCTACGAGCAGGTCTACGTGACTCTGCTACTGGACTCTTGGTGCCCGATGCTCCGTCTTTTGAGACAGGCTTTGGAGTCTTGTCTAGATCGAGGCCGCGATGCCCTGGTGCATTCTTGAACTTGCCTGCACCTGGAAGATTGCCTTCTCCCTTTGAATATGCATTGCTCGGAGCCTTCGGACCATTTGGAGCAGATTCAGTGTTGCCTGCAAATCTTACTGGCTTGCTTGCCATTCCTGCTTGACCTGCGTTAGCTGCCGAACCTACTGCACTTTTATTTTGTACACCGTTGTCACCGTGAGTTACAGAAACTTTCTGAAGCTGTACAGCTTCCATCATTGCTTCTTCGTCATCTTCTTCGTCATCGCCACCGAAGTCTTCATCACCGGCGCCCATCATTGCTTCATCGTCGCCTTCGTCACCGAAGTCGCCGCCGCCCATGATTTCTTCAAACTCAGCCATCAATTGGTCAAGCTTGTCTTCGATGCGGATTACTGCATCTTCAACTTCTTCGTGTTCATAATCTTCGCCTTCGTCATTGTCCATTTCCATGTCATGAGTAAGGTCTTGTCCTGCTTCTTCAGCGTCATCATCAAAGTCAATGTCAGCTTCGTCATCGTCTTCCATAACGCCTGATTCTTCAGCATTGATTTCGTCAAGTAGATCACCTGTTTGGCCGCCCATATTTTCTTCCATAGAATCGTCCATGTCGTCGGCCATAATTGACTCGAAGATTTCACGAGACTTTTCAACGACGATTTCGTGGAATAGTTCACGGGCCTGATCTACGTCCTCATTGATGATGAGATCGTGTAGTTGCGAAAATTTTCTAATATCCATTGATTTGTTTCTCCTGATATAAATGGCTTTGTATAAATTACTTATGCCGTAGTCAGGAAAACGTCGGATTAACTACTAGTTTTTTACGTTTCGGTTAACGAAATGGATTTACGTAGGATTAGATTGAAGGGCCGCCGGCATCACCTGCAGCCGGTGCACCGTATTGTTTCTTTACTTTCTTAAGATATGTGGTACGTTCGTAGTTTCTAACGTCAAGCATTCGACGCAATTTGCGGATTTGCTTTAGTGTTAGTTTGGTTTTGCGGGATGTTCGATACACAGGTCTGCTATTGTCAGAATTGACATCTTGCATTCCTTGAACGGGCGGGTCAAACATCTCTAGCAGTCGCATAAGATTATTTATCTTTCTGTGATTTATAATCTACCAAAAAGCCAATTGCAACCACGACATGCATACCCAACGAAGCTATCAGCATATGAATGTCTTTATAGATTCCCATATGCATACTTAAATGCACATGTCCTACTATCCAAAATGGAATAGCTAAGTTTTGCGAAATCCATACCAAAAGGAATTTGACAAAACTTAGCATTTGTTAGATTTGCATAGCGCCAGCTGCGCCGCCGCCTACGGGACCTGCACCAGCACCTGCTGCTGCTGCACCCTCTGGTCCTGCAACAGGGCCTGCGGTTTCAGGTGAGCCTGGCTCTTGTTCCATTTCTGCATTTTCAAGTTCGTCAGCAGTATCAGAGTCTGCTTGGAAGTCTCCAGTAGATACACCAATGTTTCTGAGATCAGAACCTTTAGGGTCTTGTACTACGTCTTCAGCATTTTCTTCTAACCAAAGCTGCTCATTCTTCTTGATTTCTTCTTCACTCAGTCCTAAGAATCTTTCGAGTGCAAAACGCTTTGAGATATAAGGGAACGCCTCCATGCTAGCAAACGTTGATACTCTTGCGTTGTCCAGTTCACTCTGTCGATATGCAGCAAAGTTCTGAGGTGGATTGAACGTAATCTGGAATAAGCCAGTATCAATATTGAAACCTCTCCAGCGCAAGAACAGCTTGAATTCTTCATCAAGCTTCATAGCCATGTAGTTTTGTAGTCTTTCACAATACTGATTGAATCTGAATTCTTGAATCATCGCAGTACCGACACGCCCGTCACTTAGTGGTGTGGTGTTATCATCTGGTCCAGTTGGCAAGTATGATGAAGGTACACGAAGACCACGAGCAAGACGATTGTTGAAGTATTTCAAGTCATCGATTTCACCAAGATTCTGGCCGCCAGGAAGAACTTCGACTGATGATCCGCGACCTTCAGCAGTGACCGGGAAGAAGTAATCTTCGTTCATTGATAGTGGATTGTACGAAGCATCAACGATTGACTGTCCACCGTATACTGAGGGAATTCTTCGTTGGTGAATCTCGTTCTTAACCCGCTCAACGAATGCCATTGCTAAGTGAGATGGCATGTTGCCAACATCGATCTTGAACATTCTACGTTCAGGAGCACGTTGTACACGATAGATAAGAACAGCGTCTTCTAGAAGTTCTTTCTGCTTGTAAACTTTAAAGATGTTCTCTAGAATCGATTGACCGAATGGCCAGAATCTATCAAGCCCTTCAGTAAGTGACAAGTGAACGATATGCTTTGCATCTACTGCTGATTCAGACTGACCCAAAGTAAATCTTGAACCAGATGTGTTATAGGGCATTGCAGGAACAGTATAGGGTGTGTTTGTTCCGCCGCCGCTGCCACCTAATCCAGTTGCTGGGTTAGCAGCAAAGTCAGTATTGGTTTTCTGTGCTACTGATAAGTTCTGTAGATTGATGTTGATATCTTTGATGACATACTGTTCCGGTTGCTTGCCTTCAGATTCATTAACAATAACCTTGATGACTTTTACCATATCAACCCAGTATAGCTTGAAGTTTTCTGGGTCACGGACAAAGACTTGGTCACCGTACTTTACAACGTTACGGAAAATCTTGAACATACGACCATCGAATTCATTAAGCTTGCACCACTGTTGTAGCTGCTTAGTGAGCAGTTCTACTTCACGCGGAGTAGGGTCATCTTTGTATTCGAAAGAGAACGGAGTCTTGTTGTGTTCGTTGCGCTGAGTGGAGAATTCTGCAAGAATGTCTAGACACGCATTGATCTCAGCATCAACGTCCATCATCTCGTATTGATTATAACGTTCGATACGATTTGGGTGACCGGTATATACTTCCGGTAGTCTGGACATGTAGTTCTTATATCCAAACTCAGTACTGTTATACCCATCCTGAGTACCAGGTGAGTTATTCCAAGCTCCGGCGTTACTGTTCATGCCAGAGATCGGACTAGATATACCGCTCTTGTTTAGGAATTTCTTCTTGTATGACATAGGTACCTGTTCTCTTATCGTAGTCTATTTAGTGTCAAAGCACCTGTTTCAACAACTTCTTCTGAACTTGATCAGTGCTTTCTATCTTGTTGACTACACTATCAAACTTCGCAGACAATGCATAAATCATTTCTTTGCTGATTCCGACTGTTTTTTTAGGAATACCAGTAGTAGAAGTTGGTTTAGGAACAGCCTTGACACTCTTACGTTGCAAGTCTTTTGCTACAGCCTCTGCGCTGGTTGAAGCTAGTTTAGAAAGAATTGAGTTGGAGTCGATTGGAATTATTAATTCAGTGCCGTGCAGTTCGATCGGGTATCCGGTTGAAGGACCTGACATTATTCCACCGTCTCTTGCCTGCAAGCTTCTCACAAAATCACTTCTGGATGTTAAACTATTGTTGCTGCCGACACCTGCATAGTAACTTCTACCATTTGGCATCGGCAAACTTGCCCACTCTTTTGCAAGATTATTTGCATATTGATCTACACCGAGTCTGCCGGATCGGAATCTCTCTCTGCCGCGCACATTCATCAGGTAAACCGCTGCCTTATCCTGCGTGGTTTCACTAAATTGATCATTGGGATTTACTGTTCCGGATCTGACTATGCCACCGAGAGTTCCTTTGATAATCTGATATTTTCCAAGAGCAGTTGATTCATGTCCGTTATCCCTCATTGTATCTTGATAAGCCATTACCTGACCGACAGTCATACTGGTTAACGGAGGATCATTTTTTACCCTTCCGCCGACTAGCTTGTTATAGTTGTTTCCTGATTCTATCCTACCTATAAAATTGAGAGCCGTGCTATCTGGACCGGGTCTAGTGAATAGACCCCTAGCAAAATCTCCTACTGCCGTACCGACTTGCGTGACAAGTTCTCTGCCGCTATCTACTGTTCTTGCTACGGTTCTTGCTACAGGTTCTCTTAAGTTGCTAACTAAATTATTAAACCATCCTCCGCCACTGCCGCCTGAAAGCACTCCCATAGCCTTAGAGAAATTCAAGAATGCTTGTGAGTTTTCGGCCGCTTTTGGACCAACGTTTATAGCAGCAAAATTTTCGAAACTTTTGATTGGCCCATCCATCCCAAACAACATAGATAGCTTAGCTCCTGCAATTATACTAACTGCCTCTCTCAACCCCACGCCGCCTTTATATGCTGCCATTGCACGAGAGAATTCTACAAACCCAGTTGCGTTGATACTAGTTTGTTTTGGATCAATCTTTAATTTCGAGAACTCTACGACTTGTTTTTCCGGTGGATTTGTGTTGAAGAAACTAACGGTTGCTTGTGCAAGTGAAGATGTTATTACGCTTAGTCCGTCTCCGTACCCGCTATAAGAAGCCATTGCACGAGAAAATTCTACAAATGAGTCTGAATTAATCTTTACTTTTGCCGGATCAACCTGTAACTGTGAGAACTTTTCTAAGTCTTTGTAAGGAGGGGTAGCACCAAACAGCTTACCAATACCATCGTAATAACTTCGCATTGCGTCGGCGATTCCTGCTCCTGCTCCCAAAGCTGCCACTGCTGCCATAGCCTTAGCATATGCCATCAGAGATGCACCGTTGTCTTCAATTTTCTTTCTATCGAGGTTAACTGCTTGTAGTCGGAACAGCATTTCAGATGCTTGAGTTAGAGGGTCTTTGTCACCGGTGAAAAATCTTATGATAGTACCAAACGCTTGAGCCATTGTTCCCGCGCCCATCGCCAGAATGCCGATACCTAGCCCTGCCATACCTAGCCCTGCCTGTTGTAGATTTTTACCATCAAGATCATTAAATGCTTTTAGACCATTCGCTAGAGACGGAAGTGCTTTTCCGATGACTGCGACTGCACCTGCTATACCTGCACCGAAAGAAGCAATTGCAGTTGCTAATGCAGCCGCACCTAAGATAACCTGCGGGCCAGCTTTACCCGCATTTGACAACGCACTAGCGACAGATTGCAATGACGCACCGAATCCTCCAGGTTTACCAACTTGTGCTGGGCCTCCTCCAGTAAGTTTAGCAATCCTTGCGCTTCTGGCTCCGCCTCTTAGAGGTCTACCGTTTTTATCTAATAGTTGATCTTCTGCGATTTCTGCTACACTTGCGGCTGCTCCTGCGGCTGCTCCCCCGCGACCTAACAAGGCTTGTAGGCCTTTAGCTGCTACTATAGTACCTAGTGCGATTGCTGCTGCTGACACCGCACCCATCAGTAATAAATTTTTGTTGAGAAATTTATCAATGAATGCTTTAATTGAGTCCGGTCCTTCAAGCAGGGCCGATTGTACATCAAGCAGGGCGTTTTGCACCTTACCTTGTGCCTCACGCTCAACCGAGCGAGCCGTTTCAACGCTATTGGCTAGCGTGTCTGTATCTTCTTCGCTTTTAGCAGTAGCTTCGGCTAAGATTCTTGCAAAATCTTTTGATACGTCTATCCCTTGACGCCTCATCATAGCGCCCACTACTTGTTCTTCAGCTCCTACCTTTTTACCGAATTCGGATCCTAGCACCTCAAAAGCTACACTAAACGCTTCTGCATTTGCAGATATAGCACTATCTAGTTTTTCAGAGTACGCTAATAAGTCTGCTTGTGCGTTAGCTGATGTCTTCAATCCTTGAGTGAAGGATAGAGGATCAGATCCTCCCCTCATTTGTAGCATTGCTAAACCGGAAGTGAGCGAATCATAGTATCCAGTACGCATTACCCTTGCCATCTGGTTTGCTTTGTCTGGGCCATACAACGCAGTATATGTCTCAATCATTTTCTTGCGGTTGTCTTGTTCAAGCTTTAATGCAGCAGCCTCGCTGTGCCGACCCTCGTCCTGTAGCTTTCGTATTTTGGCATTTTCAGCCATAGTTGCAACCTGTTCTTCAAACACCAGTTGAACTTGATTTATTTCTTCTTGCAACGCATCAGCAGATTTACCAGTAAGAGATGACAACACCGTCATGTTCTTCGCATAAACAAGCGATTCTTTTTGAATTTGTTCTATTGACTTAGATTGATTTACATAAGCATTACCTGAAATAGCTTGAGTTTCTACATACTTTGCTTGCAGATGCAGCAATGCATCTTGGTTAATACCCATTCTACCAAATTCTCGACGAACATTGTCACTTACAGCCGCTATCTTCATGAATTTGACAGCACCTTCACCGGCATAACCGCCTAATCCTATCATCTTTCCACCGAGATTTTCCATCTCGCGGCCCAGCGTTGCCATATTATCAAGCGAAAATCTAGCATTTGCTGCTAATTTACCAATTTCTGTCATTGTTATCGGAATGATTCCGGATGTTTTTGTAAAATTATCTCTAATTCCAACAACACCGTCTGTGACCTTCAGTAGTTCGTTAACTACTTTACCAAATACACTAAGGATTCCGCCCGCCGCCGTCCCCAAAAAACCAAAATTTTGACCAATGTTATAGGCACCGGTTCCTAAAGTATCTATAACATTACTATATTTGACCAAACCTTCTTGACTACTTAATACTGCGTTTTTAAACCCCATAAGCGCACTAACTCCGGTTCCAAACGCTTCTTTATAAATTTGAGATTTTTCGTTGACAATAGACGCAGCTTTTGTGTTGGCTTCAGCAAATCTATCAATCACATTGTTGTTTTCTTTTTCTGCTTGAGTATTAGCAGTTTGAGCTTGTGTTCCGTTTTTTAGTGCAGGTATAGTATCGGCTAATGATTTGACCGTACCTCCCAACAAGGAAGTTTGCTGAGAAAGCAGCATACTAAGTTCACGCATTGCAGCTTGAATTTCTTGTTGTTCCGGATCCATCTACGTTACACCATTGAATGTCTAAGTATTTTAGATTGTGTACTATAACTGCTATCTAGCGCATTAAGCACGTTATCTAATTTGTGTTGAATCATGTTATACAATTCTAAATTCATTGCACCTTGATCTTCTGCGGCGTAGTTATCAGTAGCAGAAGATGTAGAAGACGTAGACGATGCCGCCGCCGGATTGAGTGATTCTGAACCAGTTTTAGCCAATTTCATCAACAACGAATCAAGTTTAAGTGGGCTAATCTTTTTGCCCTTATCAGAATCTGAAGGGAAACTTGCACCAGGGCCATCAAAAACGCCACCGTTTTCTGCTCGTTGCAGGCCTCCGGCGCGCAATAGATTAGAAATTGTTTTACCTTCATCAGGGTGTTTATGGCTGCTTGTTTCGCCGTGACCATAAACAGCACTAATGCCATATTTTCTCATTATTTGTTGGCTCAACTGAACTGCTGTTTGTTTTTGTGTTCTAGTTATGTCTTTGTCGTCTTTTGCTATTAGTGAGACACCTACTGTATTTCTATTACCTAAGTTTGGTTTTTTATCAGTTTTACCGGCATGCCATGTTATTTGACTATCATCGACATAATTGACTACTGTACCATCTCTATCAACAAGATAATGATATCCTAATTTTCTTGCCCTTAGTGTATCAATCGCAGCTTGTAACCCGCGGCCGCCTGTGTGGTGAACTATTAGTCCTTCTGTCTTTCTGCGAAGGCCACGAGCGCTACCTTCGCCAGCAGCACCTCCGGAAACCACCGCCCCAGCACCTTCGGATTGCCCGCCGCCACCGCCGCTAGCAGCACCACCGCTCGGGGTGTCCATGTCGCCGCCTTCACTAGGAGCGGCACCGCTGCCACCGCCAGAAGCACCTCCACCGCCAGAAGCACCTCCACCAGAAGCACCTCCACCTTCACCACCTCCTCCGCCACCGCCAGAAGCACCTCCGCCAGAAGCACCTCCGCCGGCCGGTGCAGCAGCACCAGGAGCCGTAGCGCCCCCATTCCTAAGCAGGTTTGCCGCTGTTGCATAGTTGAAGAATGCTTCTGAATTGTCTTTAGCTTTAGGACCAAAATCTCTTTGAGCAAATTTAGCAAATGCTTC